GACCCAAGAAGGGTTTTCATTAAACAATGAAGCAGTTCTTTCTGAAGCAATCGGTCAGGTTGTTGGCCGTGAATTTATACAACACACCGGGTTTGGTGAGTCCGTAGGATTCTTGACTAAGATTCAAACAACTATGTCTCTTTTACCTCAAGCGCTTATGGGTAAAGGCGCTCAAATTTTTTCAGCTGGGATTAAACCTCATTTCGACAAATTAGGTAAGCTTTCTGGCATTGCAAAATTCTTTGAGAAAGACGCAAAAGACGATAAAGGATTGCCTGAAGGCTTTGCTCAATTATTCGCCCAAAGCGCAGGTAAGAATGAAAGAGACAGCAAGTTTCAGCACGAATCCTCAGGTCTTTTTAGTGATATTAAATCAGGCTTTGGCCATCTAATTAATGCGACTAATAATATGTCAAATGTTATTAGGGAATCTGTTGGATTAGACCCGATTGAACTTTCTAATGCTACAGCTTCTGCCTTAGAAGCATCGGATGCAGATAAAGACCAGGTCGAAAGAGAAGCTCGTAAAGATGACAAGTTATTTCAAATTGGTCAGAATGAACAATTATTATTGGCACTTGACAAAGCTTCAGAAAAATTTGGATTAAGAAGTGTTAAGGAATCTATTAAAGGCACCTCATTTAGTATAATCGGTTACTTTAAAAAGTTGTTGGCTGGGGCTGGCACAGCGGCTATCGGTGGAGCTGTTGGTGTTGGTACAGGTATTGCAGGATTCTTCAAAGCTATTGGCAGTGGCTTTATGTTTATGGGAGCTAATCTTCCAATGTTTGCTAAAGGCGCTGCAGCTATTGCTTTAATGGGAGCTTCTTTTATTCCGTTCGCAGGAGCCCTATACTTAATTAATCAAGCTCTTGAAGGTATGACATTTAAGAAGATTGGAATGTTTGCTACTACATTAACTGTTATGGGGGCTGCTATAGCTGGATTCGGATTGGCGATGAGTACTGGAGTTGGAGCTGTAGTTGTCATGGCAGGAATCGCCGCTTTGGCAGCTGCTGGAGCTGCTTTAATTCCATTTGGATATGCAATGAAATTAGCAGGCTCTGGATTAGAATCAGCGGCTGTGTTATTTGCCGAATTAGGAGAAGTTGGCTGGGATAAAGTTGGAAAAGCCGGTGGAGCAATTAAAGACTTAGCTGTTGCATTTAGAGATTTATCTTTTGGTGGTCTTATTCAAAAAATTACTGGTGGTGGATTTAGTGGATTTGTATCTGACTTAGCAGACTTTGGACAGAAAGCTACTGGAATTACACTGTTGGCGGACGCAATAGAAAAACTTGTTAAAAATATCACTCCACTAAAAGATATGAAATTTACTACTAACCTTGGGGAGCTGCTTAACAGCATTACTAAACAAGGTGAAAAAATGGATGGTGGATTTTTTACTGGTGTGAATATGAAAAAGGCCTCTGAAGGTATAGAACTATTCCTTGGTAAGATTACTGCACACCTAGCTGCCAATGAAAATAGAGCAGGATTGCTTAAGAGCATGAACCAATTACTAGAAAACAGTATGGGCGCTGCAACATTCTTCGCGCAGTCTGGTAATACATCATCTGCTTTTGTTGGTCAAATAGACCCTGCTCTAACTCGAGGAATGCAAACTCCGGTGATAATCAATCAAGGCGGAAGTGATACTACAAGTAATAGTGTTAATTATACCACAAACGACATTCATCTGAATAATAGAACATTAGAATTTGTTCTAGGTGCTGGTGGTCAAAGATAAATGGTACTCCGAGCAGGACTTGAACCTGCGACCCACGGTTTAGAAAACCGTTGCTCTATCCAACTGAGCTATCGGAGCATAAAAAAGGCCACCTCGAAAGATGGCCTTCTCGTTATTTTTCCATTTTACTCTTGAGCGAGCTTCGCGAAGAATGACATTGCGTCATCGTCTTCACTCTTAGCTTCCGCTGGAGCGGGAGTCGAAGTAGTATCTGTATAAGGTACATCTTCGTCTAGAACAACAGACTCAGCTGTTGTGTGAGTGTTTGATACTTCAGTCTCACCGATTACTTCGAAGAGTTTCTTCTTCAAATCACCATAAGACTTGTATTGCTCTGGGTCAATATACTCACCAAGATTGTGGAGAGCACCGTAGACTGCTTCAAGCTTAGCATCTTCTGCACCAAGGAACTCTGAAGAATCAGCGAACTCAGATTTATCGTAGTTACGATAACCTTCTACTTGGCGAATCTTCAACTTGAAGTCTGCACCACCCCAAAAATCGAAAGGATTTACAGGTGTTTCATCTTGAAACTGTGGTTGCATCACATCCATAATCTTGTCAAAGATTTTCTTACCATACTGATAAAGGAATACTTTACCTTCATTTTCTGGTGCAGATGGATCGCTTACGACATAGACATTAGATACATAGTGCAAACGACGCTTACGGTCACGAGCAACTTGCTTATCTTCTTCTCTGCCTGAGTTCCACAGTTGTGAGTTCATTTCTGATACAGGATCGTCTTTACCAATAGAGGTAAGTGACTTCTCAATATACCAACGACCTGTTGGGCCCTTGAACCCGTGGTCCCAGTATCTAACCCAAGGTACATCTTGACCTTCGGCTGCTGGAAGAAAACGAATAACGGCATATCCGTTACCAGCCTTATCGACTGTTGGTTTCCATTCACGTTCGTCCTTGTAGGACTTCTTCTCTCCACCTCCTGCTGTTTCCGCCGCAGCCAACAATTTTCCAATTGCGGTGTCTCTAGCTGCCTTCATGTTTTGGAATGACATAGTATTATCTTTCTGTTTGTTATTATTATTATTTGTATATACAATATATTACACTGTATGTTCTAAGTTGTAAAGACTTTAATTGCAATCTTTTTCAACTTCTCTTTATTTATCCACTGGGACAAAAATGTTTTATTGTTTTTATAATGAGCCAGTTTTTGTGGCCATTGTAAAGTCTCTTGGCATACCCTTTCTGCTCGAGATACAAAGTCAGTCATTAAGTCTAATGCTACAATTGTATTCATCGAAGTATGTTTAAATACTGGTGGTATACTATTAGTATCTGCTGTTAATATTTCATCAAATGATTGGCCTTCTTTAGTAGCCTTCTTTAATTCTCTTTCAAAGTTGTATGCCTGAGATTGTAACCAAGACTGTAATTCTTCATACAGACTTTCGTCGTATTCTCTAATAAAATAGTTTCCTACATTGGCATTCACATATGCTAATTTGATTACCGAGTCTTGAGTAGGATAATCTCGAGCTATCTTTTTATATAACCATTGGTTCTTATCCGCTGCGAACTTGTTACGATTAAACCAAGGCATCTTATATCGATACTTGACGGCATCATAGCTCTTTGTTCTAAAGTGGTGAGTTACTGCATTACAGATACACCAGGCTGCGTATGGGTCTGATTTAACCAAAGGGTAATTCGTTTCCGTTCGTATTTGGGATAACATTAAATCTCATAGCTTCCGCTTCTAACTTGGCCTTAAGTGGGCCTTTAACTAATTTCGCGATGTCATGTGGGTCAATGTCATGTTGTTCACATACATCAAGCAATGCTTCTGAATATTTCATTCCATCGGTGTGTACTAATAAGCAGACTTTTTCTGCTAATGATTTTCTTGTAAAAGCCACTGGGACTTGAGGTTTTTTATCTGCCATAGTTCTCCTTTAAAAATATGATACTATTATACCATTTCTGGTGTAAAGTGTCAACCCTTATCACCGTAAATAGTAACATATATTAATCGACATATAGCATAGACACTCACTACACCAATCACAACAGTTCCGAACTCAGCTAGTTTTGATAACATATAATTACTCACTTGGCAACATCTCCTTAATTTGGTGAGGCGTGTAACCTTCGTGCTCTAATAGTTCTATCACTACTGCTTTATCGACATAACCATACACCTGATCGCCGTTTGGCTCAAGTTCTGGTATCTTAGCGAAGTCGTCTCTTTCATTAAAGAAAGCCAACTCATAACTAAAGTATGGTCCTTGATTATGTTTAGGCGTGCAGTAGTTATACTCACTTGCCTGGACTGACAAGAAGCCGCTTCGGAATGGTATCCGTGGGTTATGTGGTTTTATTTCAATATTCATCAATTTCTCCTTTGTAGCCGGCGTGGACTAGTACGCTTGGTGTGATTTCACTTTTAATAGACTCGACAAACTTAGGGTCGAGCTCTAGTAGCTTCGTTACAATTTTGACCATCAGTTGTTCTGATAATGTTAGTTTCTTTAATTCAGTTATTTGCATAGTATAATTTTACAGTGTTCATTCACTCTGCCATTCACTGGCTGTTTGTTACCTTTTAGTTTATCCCAACCCTTTACCAAATCGGCCGTAGACAATATTGTTTCTACTTGATTGGCTCGGACTGTGAATTGTTGGCTCTTATCTTTATCAAAGTCTTTGATTGACGTACCTCGTACAGATAATCCATTTCGCGTAAGAGCAGAATACTTTTGTAATTTTCTGGTCTTTTGATTGAATAAGACTACATGGGTTGAACCAGGAATCTTAACCGCTGACACATCGGAATTTTCTTTATCGTAATTCATGTCACGAACTTGAGCGCCCGCAGGCTTCACTTTCTTGACTCGAACAATGGCTTTTGTGTTAGCTTTTTCGTACTTAGATACGTCAGCTTTCATTTTTTCTAAAGTCTTAATCCATTTGCTCAATTCACGTCTGGTAAAGAAAGAATAGCCTTCTACCATTTGTTCACATGTTTTATCATATGCTTCTTTACCTTCATTAATATATCTATCTAGAAACTTATGAACGAACTGACAACCTTTAGCTGGAATGTTTGCTCCTGCTAATAGTGTTGCAACATGTACAGAAGCAATATTACTTGCGTCTTCAGTCCACTCATCAAGAGCATAATCAATATGAGAGATAACCTCAGAGTCTACTTTCTGTTCCAATCGTTTCATTGGCGAGATTGCAGGAGCTTTTGGTTTCTTAACTAATTCGCTATCTTGGTCTAGAGCTATAAAGTCTAGATTCTTAGCCTTTAGAATGCATGTAGCAATATTGTTCTTTAAGTACGGATTAGCATAAGGCATTCCACGATTAATCATTCGAGCAATCTTACCTAGGGTGGTCACGCCAACCTTCTCTCCGTGCTTCTTAATGAGTTTGATATCACCCTTTGAATAACTATTGTCAGACATATATGCTAATAAGTCTGGTATCAAATCCTTTGCGGATGTATAATACGCATAGAATCCTAAAGCGCTGCTGAATTTCTTTTCAACGTCTTCTGGTGATAATAGACTAACATCGTCCCAAGTTGGTTCGGTGCCAGTGTACTTAGCATCATCTGCTTTTACTTCGCCTGTTCTTGTGAATACTCCCATTATAGATATGTCCCCATTAGTGATAGTTCATCTTGAATGTCATCGTCGGTAGTCGGTAATGCATCGTATGCAAAGACACCTTCGTTAACGTTAATTTTGCTGCCCTTTGGGTCAGCTACTGGTTCTCCAGTGTTTTCATTGTACCAACCGATTTCATCGTCGTACAATATTTTATCTTTTTTTGGTCTTGCCATAATATAATTTTTTCCTATTTGATTGTTACAATTTCTAATTTACACTATTAATCGTCATCTGTCAATACAAATTTATCGATAAATGGATTTAAAAATGGAAATACACATCGAAAAACTAAATACAAAATTTGAATTGGTACTATTATCAGTACCAAAAGAAATTCTCTAGATGTGTGTAGTAATACGCTAACACTAGCTTCGATAGATGCATCTAGGTGTTCGAAGTATTCTCTAAACGTCATTTATAATTTTGTTAATAGTTTCCGTAACTGATTTTAATTCGTTACGTACATCATCACGATGCGATGAGTAATGACCCATTGCTTCGTCTAATCTTTCGACTGCCACTTTAGCAATCTTCGCGCGGTCTTCTATAATAGCCGCGGGTTTGGTACTTGAGGTATTACCACCCGTTATTTCTAGGATAGCCTCAGTTTGCGTTTTGTATTCTTTTTGCATAATAAATTTCTATCGAACTGCTTGGTTTGAGCCATAGCTATCAATTTCGTAATAATAACCATCGGCGTGAGACGCATCTTTTAGTGAAATACAAACACAATATGGCCACCTGCCAGATTTAGTAAGATACTTATATCGATTTGGATTGTTCTTTCCAAGTCGACCTTGTAACTTTAGTCGTATTCCAGTTCCACGAATAGCTTTACGAATCGCAGCGACTGCTTCCATATCTTTGATGCTATCCATATTGAATGTTCCAGCGTAACCTGGTACTCTACCATTTTTTATTTTCATAATCTATTTAATACTTTCTTGATAATTTGCTTCTAATTTCTCGGCCATTGATTTGCCGAATACTAAATCCATACCTTCGTATGGGCAACCTAATTTACCACGATTGTGATTATAATTAGCTTGGGTTAATGTGTCAACCAAAGACTTCGTCTCAGCTGAGTTTGTTGGTAAGTTAATGCTATACATTTTTTGGTTTCTCCAATTCTATTAGTCCTAACTTATAAAGAAATTTCTGTATAAGTGTTGCTTTGCGATATAAAAGACGTTGATATCTTGCTGTCATAATTAGTACCTCACTCCTGTCCAACGAACTGATTTGATCCGTAAGTCCTCGACTGAATCGTCAATAACATTTCCTCGAGCGAAGTTTCTCGCAGGAGCTCTATACCCAGCTGCCTTTAGAAGGTCGCCGTATTTAAATTTCTTATCGTTCTTAGTATTAACGATGAATCCCCAAACTGAACCACCAGTAGTAATCTTGATATATTTGCTACCCTTTGTTTCTCCAATAGTTGTAGCGAACTTGTGATACATATTTTCAGCAATCACATCGGACTCACCCGGCTGACATTCCCATGCGGTCTTGTCTTCTGGTATCTTAGACCAGCTTTTGTAATCTTCTGATATTAGACATTTAATCAAATCAACCGCGTCATACATTTCACGGCCTGCTTTAACTAGATGATGATCGGCAGGTAAATCCCCGCCTAAAACCTTAACCATTGCCGGTTCTGATTTGTTTACCTTAGCGGTGGTCGCTACCCAGTTGATGTCATTTCCCTTTGTCATACCTATATTATACCATATTTGGGCACAGTTGTACACTGCTTTGTGAGAAAAGTGCATCCGTAAGTCGTTGACTGCCAAGGACTTGTGTTTTTAGTGAAAAAAACCATAAAAAGTGTATAAGTGGTACAGCCGCAAGGACTTAGACTACTTATACACAATATCGGCCAGATGGCTTTCGAACTTTTCGATTACCTGTACCCTATTCGGCCAAAGAATATACTCTTTATCGGGGTTTTGTTTAAGATTAGCCAATAATGGCTTTACTGCATTGTGCAGTTTCTTTAATTTCTCTTCGTTTTCATTCGCAGTTGATGCGGAGGCCGAAGCTTTCTGAGCTACTTCTAATTCACTCTCATTGACTGCAGTAAACCCGAAGTCATCTATTGTCCAAAATTCGTCTGACGCCATAATATTAATCCTTTTCTAAATCTAGATTACTACGGTGTTTGTCTGTGATATGTCTTTCTTGTATTAGAATCTTTAGTTTCATATCCAGGCGAATCATGTCATTATCTAGAGCTTGTATTTGTTTCTTTAGTTTACCTAATGAACCACCAGCTTGGCTAAGAGCGGGCTTCACTTCTTTAGTTACCCATTTCCAAATATACCAAATAAAATATCCAGTTAAAAGCAAGGCAATAACAGGAAACCCGAAGGTTTGGATTGTATCTGCCCAAAAGTTAAAATCTCTCCCACTCATATTAGTCGTCTCTACAATCTTCTTTGCCTTCGCTTGCTGCGACTCGCGCGAGATTTGGTTCTACATTGAATGCACTAGAGAATAAACAATCAATCTTTACTATATCATTATTCATTATATCGCATTTGTTCTCTAACGAAAGTAATGAATTTGATATACCGGTTATCTGGTCTTTTACTTGGGCCAAGATAAATTTAAGAATTAGAAATAAGAATCCGCCTGTTGCTAATGCAACAGTGATTGGTACTCCTACGGATTGAATGAAATTTAAAATATCTCCAGTCATACTTATATTTATACAAAAAGACCCCTACAACTACAAAGTTATAGGGGTCTAATTGTTATTTAATTAGAAGCTAAAAGCTAAACCAAAATCGACAGTACCTGCCCATTCATCATTGGTTCCAGCGCTTCCGCTTAGATCATTTTTTAAGTAATTATACTGAGCGTATAATGCTTCATATTGGACTCGAACGAATCCTAGTGTATATGTGTAATCATCAGTTTGTCCAAATGATTGGCCTAAGCCACCACCTACATAAACGTCAAACGTTTTGACCGATGTTACTAGTTGAGCAACTGATGCTTCAACTACTCCTGCTTCATCTTCATCAATAGAAACATCGACTTGTGTGGTAAACACATCAAGTACGTTAAGATCATACGAAGCAAAAAGCTCATATGCATCTTCGCTACCATCAGACTGTGATAATAGTACTCCTGTTCCTAATGCACCGATTGGTGTACTTAGTGTAGTTCCTACTGAAGCGTATAGCTCAGAAGAATCTGAATCAACATACTCTAAATCGCCGCGTAGACCAAGTGCCTTAAAGATAGGCAAGTCTGCTCCGA